TGAGAATCAGTAAAACTGACATAATGTTCAGCATTACCTGTGCTATCGGAAGCAATATCTACGTTTAGACAGTTTGTAGCTGAACCTGAAATCTGTCCTGAAAGCGTCCCAGTGACAGTTAAATTTCCTGTAATCCTAGAATTACCTGTGACATCAAGCTTGTAAGAACCAGGTGTGCAATTAATTCCTAATCCTGTTCCATTTAATGTTGTCCAGTTACCACTTCCTTGCTGGCTACTAAAGACATGTTCATCAGCGTAATAATATGCTTTATCTGCGTCAGCTTTTAAATTAAAAGAACCTTCACTATTTTCAATCCTAAAAGTAGTTTCACTTGATCCACCACCTTTTAAATGTAGATGAGTTAAAGGACTATCAATATTAATTCCAACCTTGTCGTCTTTGAAAGTAACTCGTTTAGTATTATTCGTTTTAAAAGTTAATTCATTATCTGCTGGAGAATACATTCCTCCATCTGTATCGTTAGTTCTAAATCCATAGCCATGAGATCCAGCAGTTATTCCACCTGCAACTTTAATTCCACCATCAACTTCTAATTTGCAAGAAGCTGTACCTGTTCCAAGTTTTAATCCAGTTGAATTTAGATTGGCTCGATGTCCACCTGCTGAGAAGCCAAGAGTATTAGAACTAGGAAGATAGATTCCACTTGAAGGAACAGTACTTCCATCAGGGATAAAAGACGTACCAGAAACAGTGCTAGTCGCATCTAATGTTCCAGTAATCGTGACGTTGCTACTAAACCCTCCAGTTGTAGCTGTGATTGCTGGGAAAGCATAAGTTCCAGTTAATGCACCCCAAGAACTTCCACTTGCACTCCATTTCTTCCATATATTTGCACTGCTATCCCATTTAATTGCACCGTCAGGCTGATTGCTAATCGTTCCTGTAGAAAACTGAACAGCAAGATCATCATCTCTTGCTTTTACTTCCGCTAAGAAATTTGTATATGTACTTGTAAGTTGAGGATTATCCCAATTAGCCATTAGTTACCTCTTGCTGTCCAACTGAAATCCCCACTAACTCTAGTGCCAGAAGTGTTGTATAACAACACTTTAAACGATGTGGGATTCGGAGTATCAGTGAAATCATAAATTGCAATCACAGGAGCTGAACTTCCTTTTGGAGTTACTGTAATTGATTCAACATCAACAAAACCTAGATTGAAGTTAACACTTGTTCCACCACTATCACTAGCACTTGCTGTTCCATTACCAGAATCAGTAAGTTGCTTAGTATCTAATCTCATATTTAATGACGTAACTTTTAATAAGTCATCTCTTCCAGTACTTGCAAACGTAAAATCAAACTTGATATATCTAAAAGCAGTACCAAAAGCAGAATGAGTAATAATTGGATTTGTTGTGGCACTAGCATTGAAATCTGTCCAGCTATAACTTGCAGCAGGACTGTCATTTGGCCCTGTTGGACTTGTTGAAATCTTAGGAGTAATAGTTGCGTCCCCTGCTACATCTTCTCCTGTAAAAGTCATCGTGACTTTTGTTCCTGCTAATGTTGTTCCATAATCCAATATTTCTGTATAAGCACCAGTAGTTGCAGAAGGTAAACCATAAAGTTCATTTGGCCCAAAAGAGTTCCAATTAGGAAATTCAGGAGAACTTGATGATCCTGTACCAATAAAATGATCTTGATAAGTTCTTGATGTATCTACATTGACGAATAAGAATCCTTGATCTGCAAACGCATTTGTTTTTGTAACTACTGTTGGAACAGAAGGTTGACTTTCAAAGATACTATTTACATTTTTTCTAAGAATATAATCTGGTGGCTGGTTAACACTTGAAGTAATACTGACTGGCTGTCCTGTGTTATTAGCAGAATCAATGGCAGCGATCCAATAAGTGTAAGTTCCAGCAATTGTTTCAAAAACAGTCGTAAACAATCCCTGTTTAGTACCAATATCTTTACCCCGACTATTGAAATGAGCGACAGTATCTAAAGGTAAGCTGGGACTCGTTTGACGTTTAATGTTGTAATAAAGAATGGGAAGAATAGATTCAGCAGCAGACCAGTTAAGCAACACATTGTTATCAATAACTTCTTGAGAGAACGATCCAACAGCAGCAGGAGGAGTGACAGTTGCATCTATAGATGTTTCTGTTCCATAATTTCCATTAATATCTTTCGCTACAACCCAAAAGTATTGAGTTCCATTCCAATCAACCTGTGTTGTTGCAGATAAACTTTTTATTGTTGAAATAACAGTTGCACTAGCAAAAACATTTCCCCTTTTAATTTCATATTCTTCAATATTTAAACTTCCTTTTGCTGCGGCAGTCCAAGTAAGTTCTAGTTCACTTTTTAAAAGAGCGTTACCTGCTGTTCCTTTAAAAGTGGCCTCAAGGTTTGAAACTGCATTTGGAATAGTAAACGAAATATCGAAATATTCTTCAGCTCCTGTATTTCCTTGAGCGTCAATTGATCGAATCCAAAATCTTTTAGCTGTATTCCAAGTCACTACAAAGGAAAAAGTTGTTCCTTGTATTTGTTGATTACCAGTGGCTTCTCCAAAAGAAGTAACAGATTGCGCACTGTGAGCTACTTGATAAGCAACAGTCGGAGTACCACCATGTCTTTCACTCCAATTAAGTTCGGCAAATGTTCCACTATCGTAATTAACAGTTAATCCATAGTTAGATGCCTGTGTATTTTGAAGCGTTACACTATTCGCTACGCTAAAATTCCCTGCTATATCAACAGCTCTTACATAAAAAGTTTGCGCTCCAGTCCAATCAACTTCTCTTGTGTAAAGGGTCGTATCTAACTCTTCAAGGACTGTTGCAAATGTAGGACTTTTAGAAACTTGATAATAATCAATAGCGTATCTTGCTGTTGTAGAAACTTGTGACCAAGTAATAACAACATTATTCCCTTCAATTGTTGCAAAAGCAGTAGGAGTGACAGGAGCAAGAATCGCTATTGAAACGGAAGCAGCATTTAAGCTATATCTATCTTCACTGTCATAAGCTTTGACATAATAAGATCGTGAACCTGGAGGGGTGTAACCAAGCTTATAACTATTAGCTGTAACTCTTGCTATTAAATTCTCACTTGCAACAGGAGAAACAAAATTATAATAATCATTATTATCTAATCCCCATTCAGCATCTGTTGTTCTTATTTCATACCCAACAACATCTAAATCATCAAAGAAAGGATAGTTAGCAACTAACTTATCCCAATGAAGAATAAATCCAAGTCTTGAATCTAATGTATAGGCAAAGTTAGTAACATCACTTGGAACTCGTGTTTTACCAGCAGCGTTAACACTTCCAGTTAAAGCAGTTGTAGATGGTATTCCTGCTGCATTTAAACTGAATATTTTTACTTCGTATGTACCAGAAGTAATATCTAAAATTTCATCATCTGGCCCTTGCTGTCTATGTACTTTCCACGTTCCATTATCTTTTCTGGTTCTTACCTCGTATTCATTAACACCTAAAACAGCATCCCAAGAGAATACAATTTTAGCTCTAATCTCATTTCCTTTCTTGTATAGCTGTTGGAATATTCTTAGATTGACAGGTGCAGCAGGGATTTCATTTAAATTACTAAAATCTCTTACCGTTAAAGCAATCCCTGATTCAACATTTGCATATTTTGAACTGTTATAAGAAAGAGCATTAATAGCGTAAACATTGCCATCTTCTTCCGTAACAGAAATAACTCTCCATTGGGTCGTTTCTATGTTCTGAGCTGATGTTCCTCCTGTGGTTTCTAATATCCAAAGACCATTAACATTAGGTGCATCTGTAAAATCAGTTTCAACAGTAATAATCGAACCACTAATATTACTAACTGGTCTGGACTCAACTTCTCCATTGGATCGAACAATATGCAGTGTTCTTGTATAACCAATTGAACTGCCTTGAGGAAGATCAGTATCTACTCCATTTGTTCCATCTACCGTAATATCAGAAACTGTTGCAGCTTTAATTCTGCCTCCTCTTCTAAAGCCACTTTTAACAGGATCAGCAATATCTATAACTTGACCTGGCCTACAAATAACTCCTGAATCAATACTGGTTGCAAACGTGACGGTTTCAGTTTCTTGAGTCTCCGAGTAGAGCATCCATTTTCCAACCCGATGAGCTTGACCCCTACTGGTACAAGCAAAAGCTTCTACATTCTTAACGATTTTCCCGTACTTGTTTTCTGCCACAGTATCTACAACTTCTTCATACGCATAATTTCTAAGGTTCATATCAAAGTATTTCACTACAACCGTTGTTGATCTTGTCTTTTGACTACTGCCTTGATAAACAAAGCCTTCTGGAGTTACGTTTGCAAGAGTAAATAAACAAGAACTAGAAGCAACTGGCTTATCTTGAGAAAGAGCCAAACTTCCTGCGCTCCAGTAACTCATTGCTCTGAAAACAGAAGTCATTGAGTTGATTAAATTAAAAGCTTCAGCTCTGCTTCTTATACAAACATTGCATGAAAATCTAGCTTCTTGTCCTGAACCTCCAAATCCATCTGAAACTAATTCATTTGCATATTTTGAAGCAGCATAAAAATCAAATTTACTAAGTTGACTTTCACTAATATGATCTCCAAGACCGTAACGACCAGATGTCAATAAATCGTAAAGTGCAAAAGCAGGACAACTATTCCAAGTAGCTTCTGAAAACGTACCATTCCAAGCAGTACCGTCATAAATCAAACGTCCAGTTGCACTGTCAACAGTACAATTATTAGGTATTTTTGTTTTAATTCCTCGGACAATATAAGATCTCTGAGGAATACTGCTGAATTGTTCTGCGTTAATACGAAGAGCAACTAACGCAGAATCAGGATAAGTATTATTGGTGTAAGTTATGACAACATAACTATCAAACCAAGTTGAATTTTGAAGCTTGGCATCTCCTGAATTATCAGTTTCTCTTAAAATCCTTATTTCTACTCCAGTATTAAAACTGCTAGGTAAAGTTATTAAATAAGATTTTTTATATTGATCACCTGTTCTTCCTGTTACTGTTTCTGATATTTTATCAACAAAGCCACCTCCATCTGTTTGCATCTGTATCTTGAAAGATACTGACGTTCCAACAATATCTCCATCATCTTCTATTTGTTGAAGAGCTGGAATCCTAACAAGAACCCTGACTGCATCATGCGAATCAGAAGTTGAAACTGTTCTTGTTACACCTATGTTTGGGTTGCCTGGAGTTCCATCTCCTGTTTTTGTTACCTCAGTATTAACAGAAACAGTATTAGAAGCTTCATCAAATCCATTGATTTTAGTTTGAGGATTATGACCTTCTCTTTTTTCTACAGTTACATTTTCAAAGTTATACGTTCCATCAGAGTTTTGTAATGGGGTGTTATCTAAATAAATAGATTTATCTCCATCTTTTAATCCTTCAATTGGCCCTTCAGATATTAAATCTAAAACTTTCGCATAACTTTTACTTTCTAAAGAGTCAGGAGCTGTTGTTGGAGTTTTATTACCTCCTCTATCTCCTTTACCTCCACCACCACCAGAACCAATAATTTGAGTCATACTTCCACCTGGTTGACATCAACGGAACTTGATATGGTCGTAGACCCTGTTAGAACCTCTCCATAGCATACAGGGACTGGAGTGCCAGGTCTTGCAGAATTGACAATCCCACTAAAATAAAACGAATTTTGTACGTCTTCTTCAAATTCTGGAGTCTTAGGAGTTGGAGTTAACAAGTCAGAAACTCCACCTAAAACCAGTGCAGCTCCTAAGTAAACAGCAGCTTTAGCCCAAATACCAGTAAAAGCAAGACCTGTAACAGCAGGATTAAGCATTACATAATTAGCGTAAGTAAGACTTGCTCCACCAGTAGCAAAAGCCAATCCAACTAACGCTGCACCTGCTATTACTTTCCCCCATCCACCTCCAGCTCCAACAACACAAGGAACAATTTTTATGTCATCTGCTCCTGCTGGATAATGCAATTCTTCAGGATCTAAATCCATTCCAGCAACTTGAACCCTGTAATATTGATCGTACATGTGCTTTTCTAGTTCAGGCCAATTAACAATCAGAAACTGAACAGCTTCTGCTGCACTAGAAACATCTGCTTTCAAAACTCTTTTGCCTAGAAACTTGGCTAAAGGCCCATACAGTTTAATTTTTCTAAGCATTGCGTAAAGTTATTCTCCTACCTATACATTTTATCAACCATTCGTTAAGAAGATCACGACTGCTCAATCTTCCTTGTAAATGATGGAGTAATTCTTGCTCCCCTACATAAACTCCTATGTGATTTAATCCCTTTCCTCGGATATTCATTAATAAACAATCTCCTTCTTCCAATGGTTCGTCTTGTTCCATTTCTCTAAATCCTGTGTCTTTCCAACACCCATCAAACATTGGATTTAATCTGAAATCTTCTGGATTAATAGGTCTATCCCAATCTCTTAAATCAAAACCTCTTTCTCTTTGATAATCTCTTACTAACGTCCAGCAATCAGTAACGCCCCAAACCCACGGTCTTCCTAGTAGTCCTGCTTTGTATCCAGAAGGTTCAAAATAATGCCATTGTTCTGTCTTTGGATTAACAATATGCCAAGGTAATTTACTAGCTTCACACGAAATAAGATCTGCCTGACTAGGGGTTGGTGGAGTTTGAGGATGAGAATGAACAACCGCTAAAATTTCTCCAGCATCTTCAGCTTTTGCGTAATCTGTCGGATCAAGAATAAATTGATCGTATCGACTATCCGCTAAATTTTTACAAGGCCAATAATGTTCTTTCCCCTTCAATACAACTAATAAACCACAAGCTTCTATTGGATCAGCTTCTTTAGCTGCTGCTAACGCATCGACTTTCCATTTATCCATTATGGAATGTTCCAATACCAGGGAATTGAGCAGGTAAGCATTGTCTTTTAGGTAAACGAACACCTGCAAGATCTAAAGCACTTGCTAATTCAAATTCACAGACGTTTCTATTTTCTGCTGATTTCCTATCTACAAAATAAATTTCTTGCGGTAACTCATAAGAGTCATCAGGAACTCCGTGTGGGTTAATTGCATTTTCCATTCTTAACGTACTACCGTCTTCACCTGTAATACCGTATTCATTTGAATCTTCCGTTACCAAAAAGCCATGAGAGCCAAAGTTAACAGTATCAACAAAACGCTCCAAAGTTCTTATCCTGACTACCTTTGCTCCTGTTAAATCGTTGCCAGCAGTTGTTTGATTGACTTGATTTAAAATAGATGTAATCGTTCCAAATAAATTACTAACTCTTAAAGTTGGTCTAGGTAAAGTTCCTGTCTGTCCTGCTTTGTATTCAAATCCCTCTGCTTCTATTGGTAATCGTAAATAAGCTTGTCCTCCAAAAATAATATCGGCAGCATCGTTTGTGCTAGAACCATTATGAAAATAATGAATATCACTAGAACCATGCAATGTACTGTTCAAATGCAATTGAAATAATTCAATAATTGCAGTTGGATTAACTGCTTGTAATTGTGAAACAGGTACTGTCATTAAGGTTCAAATACCTCTTGAAATGTTGCTGTAATCGTAGCTCTATTCAAGTAAGTAATTGTTTTTGTCCAGCTAGAACAAATCCATTTTCGTACAGTAGGGTTATCTAAAGGAGTCCAATCAAAGCTTGCAGAATCATTAGCTCGTGCATCTAAAAACTCAGTAATTGTATCTGCATCTGTCTCAGATACTTTCCAAGTTAATCTCCAAACTTTAGGGTTTAGATTTTTTGACATGCCTACTAATAATCTCTGCTGATAACCATCCCCAAATTGAACGGTGGTTGTCATTGGAGAACTTTGCTGACTTGCTCCGTATGTCGGAGTGATCGCAGGAAATGTTGCCATTATCTACCAGCTAAAAGCCCTCCAGGTCGTTTTTCTTTGATCAATTCAGCTTGAATTGCTGCCCCTAGCATACGTCCTAATTCAGCAGCTTGCCCTTGATTCCCCTCAACTTCTGATCCAGAAGCATCAACATTGACCACAATATTTGCTCCTCCCATTTCGTGATTAGGAACAACATTACCGCTAGAACCTGGAACAAATAATTCTGGGCCTTTTTCTCCAACAATGTAAGGTGATCCTCCTTTTACTGGGCCACCTTTGGCTCTCATCGGGAATAACCCTGGCATGAAATTATTTAATATAGAATTAACACCTACCTGTAAAAGTTGTCTTGATATTTGCCTAAAGACATTTGCTGCAACTTCACCTAAAGTTTTAGTCTTATTTATTGCCGCCTCAAGAGCATTAACAATTCCATTTTCAATAGATTGAGTAATTTGCTCTTTGACTTTCTTTAATTTCTTTTCTTCCTCTGTTAACTGACCTGCTAAATTTAATCTAGCTCTTGCAATATCTAAAGCTGCTTTTTCTTTAATTAAATTTTCTTCTTTAATACTTTTTGCTTGACTTAAATCTTGAGATTCTTGTAATTTAATATCTAAAATTTGAGATTCAAGTTGTAATCTATTAACAGTGTCAATATCACCTGCTTTTTTAGCTACATTAATTTTCTCTACCAATCCATTTTGAAGTTTTAAATTTTCAACTTGACGAGTCATTGTCTCTATAGACTTTATTTCTTGAGCATCTATTTCCCTAAACTGTTGAACAAATGTCTGCGATTGTTGCCTAAATTCAACAGATCTTGTTTTATTTAATTCTCCAATTAATCTGTTTTGTTCTTTAGGATCAGTATGTTTTGTTCTAATATCTTTAGCTTGAGATCTTGTTTCTGCATTAAAATCAGCTCTAAATGCTTCAAAATCAAGGAAAGTATTTTTTCTTTGTCCTGCAAAGGTTGTGCCAGGAGTCCTTTGACCAGTTAAAGATAATTTAAGTAACGACATATCACCTATCTTTTTAATTTCTCGTTGCAATAAAATTGCTTCTTTTCTGGTGTTCTGAATACTTCTACTAATTTTGTCCCATAAACCTTGCAATAGACTTGACCCAGGAATAATTCTTCCAACAGCTCCTGCTATTGTGTTAAATCCAACTGCCGCTAAATTTACTAATTTTAATATTCCTGCTAAAGCAACTATTAAAGGTGAAGCCAATATTCCTAAAACGCCTCCAACACTTGCTGCTACATCATTCCATGATGCCTGTAATAACTTTACTGCGTTATTAATATCTCGTGTCGAACCTTGAGTTAATCCTGTTTGTCTAGTTATCTGTGCTGCTACTAAAGCTCTTGCTTGTTCTGCGTTACCTGCCTCTTTTAACAATTGAACTTGAGCTTGTATTTCGCCTGTTAAACGAATACCAGATTCAACCAAATTATCAACATTTAATTCTTTTAAAGCATCAGCTAATGTTGCAACCTTTTGGATTGCTGTATCCATCATTGTTCCTATTGCACTACCTATGATTTGCGTTCCAAATCCACCCATCCCCATTGCATTACCAATCAATGAGCCAGTAACACCACCAGCCGTAGCTCCAGCTCCACCGCCAAAGAGAAGAGGAAAACCAGCTCCAAGCATTAAGTTTTCAGCTTTTTGCGCTCTTATCTTTTTCCAGTTCTTAAGTCTCTGCTTTGCCTTATTGTTCGTTCTATCTGCTGCCTTTTCAATCTTAACTGCATTTTTCTCTTGATTTCTCATCTCTTTATTTATTAACCTGTCGCCTTTTAATCTTTCTTGGCCTAATTGAACTAAACGTCTATTTTTTCTTTCTAGAGATTTAATCATTACATCTCTGGCTGAAGCAGTTCCTGTTCCCCCTAATCTTTGTGACCATTCAGCAAAACCACTTCCTGCTCTACTTGCTCTACTTGCTCTAGTATTTTGAATAACATTCCCCTTCATCCCAGGATTTTGTAAAGCAGCTATTTCTCTTTGAGCTTTATTAGCAGCATCTCCAAGTTGCTTCATAGCATCCTTGGACATTTCCAATTTCATATTGAGTCGACTAAGGATAGGATTAGCTTTTGCAAACTCAAATAAACCAGCAGTTGTCTTTTTAGCGGCTCTTTCTGCACCAAATAATTTCTCAATTGCACCTCTTATTCCTTTATTACCAAAGACCAACCAAGCACTTGCTAACAATCCAATAGCTTGTGGATTTAATAAAGCTATGCCAGCAGCCGTCTTAGCTGCTGCTGTTAAACCAACAAGAGCCATTTTTGTATCAGCTATTCCTTTAGCAGCTATTCCTGCGCCAGGAATATGCGCTCCCATTGCCATGCCAGCCGCATTTTTAAGTCCTCCCATCGCAGGATTAACAGCCCATTTCCCCATAAACTGCCCTATGGCACTGTTTTGAGCCATCCCTAATCCTGCCAACCCTGCACCTGTGCCTACCATCAATCCTCTCCGTTCCATCGCCCTTCCAGGTCTTGCTGCTTGAACTGCTTTTCCTCCAAGATTTCCTGCTATTCCTCTAAGTCGCTCACCTAAACTTATAGATTTTTCTTCTTTAATATTTATCTTGCCCATTATTAATTCTCTTTGCCTTAACTCAGCATTAATAGCTTTTTGTATACTTCTTACTCTTGCTGCTGCAACTTTATATTTTTCATCAGTACTTAATAATCTATTTTGAATACCTTCGGCTTCAGTAAGTAAATTCTTTAATCCTTCTAAACCACCTGCTTCTCCTGCTGCTGCTGTTAGCGTAGAAGTAGGAGTCCTTGCTCGTTCATTCGTTATTATTTGATCCATTATTCTCTTCCTTGCCATCAACTCGGCATTTAAAGCTTTTTCTACTGCTCGGACTTTTTCAGACGAAGATACGTATCCTAAATTTGTTGAAATTAATTTTGATTGAGCTGCTGTAACTTGATCTAATAATTTTTTAAGACCAACAAGACCACCACCTTTAGCAGACTGTATTCGATCAAATATTGTTAACTCTGATCCTGCTGTTTTAGAAGTTTTAATCTGCGAAACAAATTTACGAACAGCAGCTTCAGCGTTGTATAAACCTTGTGTAATTCCTTTTAACTTCTTAATTACATCTCCTGTTTTAGAGCCAAACAATGTATAAGCACCAACTCCAGCGGCAATAGCACCAGTTAAGATTGGATGAGCAGCAGCAAGTCCTACAACCCCTGCTTTTAAAGCTAATATTTTCCCTGTTGTTGCATTAGCAGCAGCAGCAAAAGGTTTTAATCCTGCAACTGTGACTCCTCTCATAGAAGAATCCAAAGCCGTTGTAGCTTTATTTGCTAACCAAAGACCTGCTGTCGTTGCAACAATTGTCTTTCTTGTTGCATTTGAAGCAGACGCAAGAGTGTTAGTTGTTTTTTGTAATTGTTTAAAACTAGCTGATGCCTTATCTGCTCCTTTAGCAACTTTGTCAAAACCTCTTCCTCCTTTTCCTCCTATCTCATCTAACTTTTTTTCTATTCTTTCTAAACTTCTAAACAGACGAACAGTGGCAGCTTTAATTGCATTATCTTTTACCTTAAATTCTATTAACTTGGTATAAGCTTCAGCCACTCCTCTCGTACCAAACAATATTTCCTATCTTACCTTGTTTGAGTTCTACTAGCACTACTTCGTTGAACAGCATCTCTGTCTCTTTCCATTTCGTCACTTTGAATCTTGAAATAAGCAGCCCAACCAATCATCTCTTCCCTTGTCAAAACTTGCGATAATTGCATAACTGTTGTCCCTAACTCTTTGGCTAGGGAAAACATAAACATCCAGTCACCATTAGCTTTTCAAATCAGCTTCCGCTTCTTCTACCTCCTTATCTGCACCAGATTCAAGCATGGCTAATTGAATTTCTTGAAGAATAGATGCTTCAACTTCTCTGCGAAGAGTTGCTTTGTCTCCATCAGCAAAAAGTCTTTTACCATCTTTAGATAATGCTTTTTGAAGCATTAAAGATAATGCAAAATCATTAGCATCTTCTGATCCTGTCTTTTTTTGAATAGTTTCTCTTTCTGCAATCGTTAACGGATGCCAAAAGACAGATAGAACAACTTCGCCATCTTTCTTTACATCATGTTGGTATAACTGGCTTACACCAAACTTGTTGCTTAAAAGCTCAACGGCTCTCATAGAAGAATTTATACATTATTAGTATAGTAACTCAAATTTAAGCGTTTGCGGAAAATTGACAGGTAATCACACCTAAATAATGTGATTCTTGCTCATCATTTACTCCAGCAGGGCCAACAACATCATTTGTTCTGGGGTTACAGTTAAATGTATCCGTATAATTTGCAGCATTAACAGAAGTCAAACCATCTATAACAGATTCGCTAATTGCTGCTAAAACAGATGTTCCTTTATTCTTGGGAACATAAACACTACATTGAATAAATCCAGTGTAATAATCACTTGAAGCACCTTGATTTTGAATTGTTGATTGACCAAAATTAACCCCCATCACCACATATTTTTTAGTTTTGCCTGGCTTTGTATAAGGAATATTTTCGTAAATCATATTGACTGTTGCATCAGCAGCGGCAACAGCATCAGTAACAGCCTTTTCAAAAGCAGCTCTGGCAGTAACAAGTGTCATAATTTCAAGAAGCTGGTACGACCTGCATCATCAACATCTCCACCAACTCTAATGTCAGCACGTTTATCAGTAAAGATTCTATCAATTTTCTGACTTAATCCTTCTTTAAAAGTTCCAGATCCTCCTAAAAGATATGAAAAAATTTGTGATTTAGGAGAAACAAGAGCTTGAGGAGCATATTTAGCTGTATTTCCAATAAAAACAGATTTATTTATTTTAAAATTGTTAGGAACAGGATGTCTTTGTTCTATTACAGGCTTAAAGCCAGACACAAGTTTATTTCCTTGTGTTTTAATTTTTGCCCATTTAGGAAAATTCTTTCGTTCATCATTCCTTGCAGGTCTATTTAAACCTGCCTTCCAGCTAGAAGCAAAGAATCCAGTTAACACAGGACTTACACCTCTTTTTTGCCCATCACTTGTTAAATCACTAACAACAGAACGAACAAAACTATTTAATTGAATTTCTATTTCATCAGTTAAATCATCTTCAATCATCTTTGCAAAAGCCTTTGCCTTCATTTCTGTCGGCATTCTTCTGCGTTTTGCGCTTCTCCTAGCCATTAGAACCTCACGACCAACGTAAATAAGTAATTTGTGGTCGTTATTTCAACAATTTGAGCTGTTTGATTCGCTCCTGCATAACTTAATATCACTTCATCTTGAAACGTAGGTTGATTATCTCCTATTAAATCGGGCGTTATGCTTAACTTTGCTTGTCTTAATTCTCTTCCATCATCCTCCTCTGATTTAATAAATTCAATTGGAACCTTTATGTTTGCATAAGTTGTATCTGTTGTAGATAAAGCACCAGTAGCAGTGTTATAAGTACCAGCTACTTTCCTTGTATAAGTAATTGTTGAATTAAGGGCTGAACCAAGATCAGCAATCGCTTGCTTTGCCGCTGCTCTTAATGATGTGTCTAATGATCCTGCCATGATTAACCTCTAACAACTCGAACTGGATAGCCACCAGAACCACCAAGACAATACGCACCTAAATAATTTTGTAGCCAAGGATAAACATCAAATACATTATTAATCGTTCCAACACCTTGACTGCTCGTATTGTATTTTACGTCCATATCTCCTATTTTTACTCGTTCATAATTACCATCAGTTCCTTTGTTGCCAGTGATTGCATCAGTTTCATTTGCTAATGCTTTAGCTAATTCATATTGTGCATACTTGATTCCATTTGGAATTGCAGTACAAACAAGCTCAACATTATCAACGTGATAATTATTTCTAGGCCATTTTAAAGCTTGTCCATCATCACAACGATCACCATAAAAATTTAAACCATCAATCCATCTGGTGGCAGATATTAATGCTCTGTTTTTTTGATCATCAGTTTTATCATCCCAGGTCGTTGAATCTGGAATAGTTTCAAAATAGGTGTTTGCTTCAGCTAAAGTCACATAGCTATTAGCTGTTGCTGACTTCAACGTGGCAACGATAGTTGCAGCCACAATCCTTAAAATACATTTCCTCTATATTGTAGCGTCATAAAAAACCCCCACCAAATAAATGATGAGGGTTTATTCCATTCCCTAGTGATTTAATTATAAATCAAAGAGTTGATGTATCCAATGGAGTGTTAACTGTTAACTGAACCATAGGGATCAGATCAACATCGTAAGTAGCACTCCAGTTGTCCTTATTACCAAGAACACTGTTTGTTGGGTTGTCAGCAGCGTTACCCCACTTAGTACCCATTACGTGATATGCAGTGTGGTAGTCAACTGATAGAACATCCTGCTTAGATAAGATGTTGCGATCTGCTTCAATGCGTAGATCTTGCTGAACACCTTCAAGGATTGTTCCAGACTTAACCAAGTAGCAGTAGTACTCCTTGATATGACCAGAAGAACCAGGCTGAACAGCGTTCACCTGAGAATCCATGATCACATTCAAGCCAGCAAATGTGCCAATGCTATTAGCATTTACACCTGCACCACCACCACCCCAGGTGATAGCTCCACCAGAAGTTAAAGCAGAAGTAGAGAATGTTAATAGTCCTACCTGATAGAGATAGAAACCAACATTAGGGTGAACAATTAGAGTATCTAACTCATCACCACGCTCTCCAAGTAATGCACGAGCTTGAGCTACATTTGAACCTGTCAAATAGTTAGCTTCAGCAGCACCAGAAGCAGCAGCTTTAGCAAGGTCTAACTTATTAGTTGTTAGAGCTGTACCAAATAAACCGTGTAACTGATAGAACAATCTTTGGCTATTTAGCTTATTGATTGCATCTGCAAGCTGGTTGCGGATATGAAGCATTGGATCTTCACCAGCAGCCAATGTTGCAATGTCATCAACCGCATAGGCAAAACCTCTGTGGCAAATTGATGCAATCTGTGTGTCTGTGGTGATCTTCTGTGGAGTTAAATATCCAGCAGTTGATGTTCCCCAGTTAGCTGCCCCAGTCATCACCTCTTCAGTTGGTGCGATTGGGTTAAACTCAGGAACTTGGATGCGTGTACCACCTTCTTTTGAATCTAAGAAAGAGTTGCGTACAACAGCACCACTTTTAACAAAGAGACTACGCTCTTTAATTGCCTCACTTACATAGCGAGACAGATTATTTCTTTTTACGATGTCCGCAAGAAGCC